TTTGTTTTTTTATAATATTCTCTAAGTAATGTGTCGTTGTCAATATTAGAGTAGTCAGCATTTAATCTAACGTAATCGTTTATTGTTCCACCAGTGTCTTCCATGAAAGAAACTAACTTTTCTATATTTTCTGGTAAATTAATTCCAACACTATTTTCTACAATAGCTTGTTCTAATTGCTCTTCTATAATTTCAACTTCATCTTGATAATCTTCTTCAGTTACCTCTTGTATAATAGGTGTATTATCTTGAGTAACTTCTGTGTTTTCAATAACCTCTTCTTTAGTGGTTTGTTCCGCCTGATCCTCTTCAGTTTCAATTACAACTTTAGTAACTTCCTGCTCTTCATTGCTTTTAGATAGATCTACTTTTATAGGTCCATCTTGTTGTTTACCTAAATTTTTAGGTTTAGTCTTTTTACCTTTTAGAGAAAATTCTCCCTCTTGTTTTTCTTCTGACATGATATAATATAATTAAATAGTTAATATTTGCTTTTATTTAAAGCTAAACTACTACAGCCCAAAACCACTCAAATCATCAAAAGCAGATGATTCAAAGTCTTTAGGTAACTCATCATTTTGTCTTTGAGCTATCATTTTTGATTGCTGTGTAGCTTGTATTCTTGTTCTTTCGTCTTTACGATCTTCTAGTTCAACTTCCCTGCTCTTTTCAGCATCAGCTTTTATTTTTGCTAATTGAAATTGATAGTTGAACTCTTCAGCCATTAGCTCTCTTTTTATTTGAGCTTCAGTCTGCATTCTTTGTATTTCAAACTGTGACTTAGCTTGTTCTATACTTACTTTTTCTTGAGTAAGAGCTTGTTGTTTTTGAACCTCAGCCATTGCAGCTTTTTCAGCAGACTGAGCGTTTGCTTGCGCTTGAGCATCTATGTTAGCTTGTTGATCAGCCATCTTTTGTTGATGACGTTTCTTTTTCTTAAGCTTTAATAACTGGTTAGCCATTTTTAAATTTCTAACCTGTCTTATATCTATAATATCATCAAGGTCTACACTTCCTGTTTGCAACGCTACTTGTAAGTTTTGCTCTAGCTTAGCTTTTTCTTCTTCGTCAGGCTCTAATTCTAAGTATATACCAAAATCATGTAAGTTTAAGTTTTCAATTTCACTAAGTGTTTGAAAGTTGTAATTAGATATACTTTGCTTTAACGAGTTTGCTGTTAATGGGTATGATAAAGAATCTGCTATTTTTAAAGAAATATTCTCACATACTCTTAAAGTTAAAAACAACTGAGCCTGCATTAAATGCCTTGTCGCCGTATTAGACGCATTAACTGCCATTTTTTGTAAACCTAATAAAGAATCTTTATCTGGCGTAGAACCGTCTCTAGCTTCATTTAGACCAGTTACATCTCTTATCATCTGTAAATAGTACTGATAAGTACCTATTAAACTCTGTATTTTAGCTTGACCAGATGATGAAGATAGTTCTTGAATAGGAACTTTACCAGCGTTCATACCTCCGTCTTGCGTAAGTGATCTACCTACAACACTACCTGTTTGGAAATACATATTAAGAGCTTCCGCAGGATTGTAACTTGTACCATTACCTAAGTCGACTTCGGCTAAACCATCCATATCTAAGAACACACCATCTGGTACTATTCTAGACATTACTTGCTGTAGCTTTAAGTGAGTTAACTGAATCATATCAGCAAAACCTGTTATTCTACTTACTATAGACTCTATTCTACCTTTGTAAATTCTAGGTGCGCATATAGAGTAATTCATTTCTACTTTCGTTGTGTCAGCAAAAGGTCTAGACATATTCTCTGCTAATTTCCACTCAAGCATATGGTTGTTACCTAGAACCTTAGCTCCAGTATACAAGACCTCTATACTTCTACTTACTCTTTCAAAGTTGTCATTAGAAGGTGGATCGAAACTATCTGTTTTTTCTATAGCTTTTTCTAAACCGTTGTCTGTTGTTTTTATTTTGAACACTTGGTTCATATAAGTCTTGTATTCGAAATACATAACTTGAACAGTGTTTGAATCATAATTACCCCAACCTGTTATATACTGAGAATTACCTGGCATTTTTTGTATAGCCTCTAATTCATCTTCAGATATATGTGGAAACTGTTTTTTTAATTCAGATATGGTTATAGACTTTACTTCACCAACATAATATATATCACCAAAGTTAGGATCTTCAGTATATGAGTAAACCATATAAGCTGGATCAACATAGTCAATAGTTACCCCATTTGATGGGTTGAAGCCTGTTTTTACTGCAGCAATACCTAGTACTGTTAAATCGTGATTTAATCTACGTCTAATTAAGTTATACTTATTTCTTGCTAAAGTATTATTTATTACTTCTTCTTCAGCTACTTCAACACCTTGCTTGTAAGATAGTTGCATATGTAGTTCTAACTCTTCAAGAGTAGATGGTAACTCTTCTTGTTTTAAGTTTGATCTTGAAAAATCTTTTCCAGTATTTTCCTTAGCCTGCTGTATTAAATCTTGAGCAACCATATCTGCCGCTATTTCGTTAGCGTGATCGGTTCTTTTCTTTTGACTTTCAGGGTCTTGCGCGTAAGCAACTATATCATACTCTTTGTTAGACATACCATTAACTACAATATCTACGAACTTAGGTATAACTGGTACTGGTTTCCAATCTAAATTTAAATAAGATAAATCACCGTTTATAGATAATTCATCTTTGTATTTAGCTATTGACTGCTCGCCTCTAGAATATAATCTAAGTTGATGGTAATTGCTATAACTTTGAGCATATCTATTACCGGAACGACCTTCTTGAAACCACTCTCCTTCAATAGCTCTAGCTACTTGAATACCATAATCTAAGCTTGCCTTAACTTCGTCACTAACTACTTGGCTAGGAAAAGAGCTATTACCATTGGTGTATACTTTCATTTATCTTATAATTTTTGACGACGTTCCCTTGTTGTTGTATCGTTTTATACCTAAATCTATTTTTTTATGCTCTCTTTTAGCTACAGGCGTATACCTATTCTTATTACAAGCCATTATAGCTAACCCCGAACTTATAGAGGCATCGTGTTTTGTTCTATTGTTTATATTAAATTTAGCCCAGTCTTCCAGTGTCCTTTGAAAATACATACTTCCATAACCGTTAGGTGTGTTACCTACATTTTCTTCTATATATGTTTCTATAGCTGCTGCGTGAGCCTGTTTCATGTCTTCACTTGAATTAGGTACTCCACCTATCTCTCTCTCCGTAACAGATAACTTATTATATATCTTGTCTGGCCTGTTCATTGAGAAACCTCTGTAACCTCTTCTTTTGAAATGGTACAATAATCTAGGTTTATTATTCTCTGCTAGTATTGGCATTCCGTAAAATACACAAGCCATCAATACGTCTTCAAAAAATATCTCAGCAGTTTGTGGTCTAGCTATATACTCTAAGAAAAATATATTAGGTGGTACGTTTTCCATAGAGAACTTTGTTAAACCATGTAACGATCCATTAGAACCTCTATTGTCAACAGTACCTGATATATCATAGCTATCACAACCAAAAGCTCCGCAGTGCTCATTACCAGGGTATTTAATACCATTTTTTATTACTATTTTATTTTGTAGTTCAATCTGTGGTACCCAAGATATTCTAAATCTACCATCTTTGTTTGGGTAGAACAATACTCTACTATCTTTTACGCCATTCTCCCACATAAAACTACCCGTTGTTATTGTTGAGGTGTTTTGTAAATCAGCATTGTAATCTATTTGTTCGTATATCTTAGTTAGATTAAACAAAGACTCTTTTGCCTCATCTCTAAAAGCATGTTCTTCTGTACGTGGAAACTGTCTATAGTATTCATTTAAACCATCTTGATCATCTTTTAATCCATCAACCTCATTTTGCCAATGCTCTATTACTCCTTGGTTTATAATATCACCTAAAGGATCTAAAACTTCCTTATCCGGTGTATCGAATACAGGTAATCCATAAGAATCAATGAATCCTTCGTAGTTCCACTCCATAGGAATGAACAAACTATATAGTCCCGAGCTAGTCTGACCGTTGCGGTTTCTTTTTGTTGCGTCGGAATCATAGTATAATTTTTTAAAATTCTCACCACCTTTATCTAAAGCGTTTGATGTGCTTCCCATCATACACTTACCTATAACCCTAGAACCTAAACGTAAACAAGTTTTTGTAACTCTCCAGTTGTTTAATATGTTTGTAGGTCTTTCCCATTTACCACTTTCATCGTGGACTAATAGTTTTAATTTTTCACCATCGTACGAGTTGTCCCCAGTGTTCTTCCAGTCGATCGTCGTGTCGAGCCCGGTGATCTCTTGTAGCTTTTCATTGGTGTCAAGTTTTTTTCTAGTAAACTTGGACGCGGGAACTCTGTACGCAAGCTCCGTTTTTGGCCTGTCCATACCGTCCTGGATTGGTTTGAAGAAGAAGGGATAATTAACCGAGATGGGTACCACTTTATCAGTAAACATCTTTTTCGCATCTGGACCAGACTTTGATAAAATTCCGAATCTGGAGTCTGTGGATATTGTAGCTTGATTAACCGTTTCGCCTGAGGCCATGAAAGAAAACCCTGACCGTCTGTTCTTAAGATAGCACATTCCGTAACAACGTACATCTGCTTTGCAAGCTTCCCAGAATATAAAGAATAATCTGTTTGATTGCCTAAAGTCTGGTTGCCCAACATCAATTTTGGACCACTGCAAGTACATGTAGTGAGTACCAGTAATATAGCAAGGAGCGTCTTTGTTATAAAACCAAAAACCTTCTTCACGTCTTTTAAACTCTTTATCAATGTAGTCATACCATTTTTCTTTAAATTGTGAAGGGTGCTCATCCCAATCAAACACTGATTTTATCTTTGAAAGTTCTTTAGGGTATTCAGTGTGCCTCCATTTCTCTCCTTCAAACGTAATAACTTCATCTTCTTTTGGTAAAGCTATTTTAATATTTTGTATTTCGTATATATCACCTATTTTACCAGTTTTACTGATAACAATCATATCAAATTCCTTGTTATAACCGTACTCCCACTTGTTGTATCTATTTTTCTTATTTATAACCTTAGACTTAACGTGATCAGGTAATATTTTATATAGTGACTGCTCGTACATTACTTAGATCTTCCTTCAGCAAAACCTCTGAAACTTTTTTCTTTAGTCTCTGTAGGTTTTTCATTTATTCTATCCTCTTCTTCTTGTATACGAGTAAGTATCTCGAACGCATCAAATATAGCTAGCTTCTTTGTAGCTGCTGCATTTTTTAATCTATCAGCAGATATATCCTCGTCAGAATCAACAATAGGCTCTTTAGCAACCTTAATTAATTCCTCAACTGCTATTTGCCCAGCTTGGATTATATTCTTCTTCGTCTCCTTTGTATTCATATTTAATTACAATATCATTTGATTTCATACAGTATAAACGCTCTCCGTCAATTATAAATTCAAACTCACCATATGGAGTATAACCTACTAGGTCACCAGGAACGATTTTAACGGCTTCTAAGGAACTATTACCATATTTTAGTATTCCTATAAGCTTTCTTTCTTTATCCAGCGTTAGATCATTATTATCTAACAGTGGTTTTACGAAACACCTATCTCTAAAAGACTTCCAATCATCACCATTGTTATATAGGTATATTTGATCAGGTGAGCAAAAGTATAGATCATCTATAAACTTAGATCTACTGTCTTTTCTTTTACCTCTAATATCAAAAAAGCTTCTAAAAACATTATGATGTATAATGACTATATCACCTTTTTTAATTAACGTAGAATATGCTGATGGAGTAGAAACTACCACAGCTCTATTGCTGACAGCTTTAAAATCTTCAGTATTGGAGTTAGTTATAAGGCTTTTGTCACCTACCTTAACTTCGTTGTCGTATCTTTTATTTGTTGGTCTTACAATAAAGTCAAATAAACTCTTCATTAGTACTCTAAATCATATTCAACAGATATAGCCATGTTAGAATTAAACTTCTTCCATGGCATTACCTCATCTTTCTTTTTGATATAGATACTGTAAGAGTTATCGTCTTCGGCGTATAGTATAGCTGATATAATATGACCTCCGTAAACTTTTTGACCTACAGCATAATGCATTGCATCATTTTTGTAATCAGAACCTATACTTATTTTTCTAACTACAGAGCTCATTAATTGATTGATTTAACAACTGATAAATCAGATTCTTTTTCTTGTTCAATTACAGTATAACTACCGTCTTTCATATCGATATTTATAGCGCCATACTCATCTTCAAGTTCTTTTTTAGTCTCTTGTATTTCTTGAGACACAGCAGCTTGAGCGTGTAAGGCTTCGTGCTTTCTTACTTCTAAAACACCTATATCAGTTAATATAGCTTGAAGTTTACTTTGCTGACCTTGAATTTTTTCTAATTGTTCTTTTTTGATTTTTGACATTTTGATTTGATTTAATTTAATATGTTTTTACTTATTTTTATTATCACTTGATTTTTTATTTTTTTCCCAAGTACGACCAACAAAGTAAGCACCGTATACTGTTATTAGCAACGATTGGAATATAGGTGTGTAAGATTCGTCTACTTTAAAGTCTCCTATGTTACCATCTGCAAAAGATAAAACACTAAATACAAATGTTAAATATATTAAAACCATAGGTCTTATGTTTTTAGATAACCAACTATCACTAGTCATATCAGCTTTCCAGCGATCAGTAACCTGTACCTGAGCCTCGCTATCAGCTTTTTCTAATATTTCCTGTATTAGTCTTTGAGCCTCTAGTTTCTCTTCTTTAGTTGTGGTAAGTTTATCAATAACGTTCCCAACTTCTTTTATTACACCGCCAGTAAGCCATTGAAATAATTTCTTCATTTTTGCCGTATAGTTTTATGTAGAAACACTACATGCTTGAATCTTTTAATCTTTTCTGAAGTTGGTTAAACTTTTTAGATCTTTCGCTTTTTCTTGGGTAAGGATTTTTTGCGTTCATCTGTTCTTTTTTAGTTCCAAAAGATTTAAAATGTTTTGTAGGATCTTTATCAAATTTTTCTTTAGCATCTTTTTTTGTAGATGGATCAGGAGCAGCGTGACCTTCAGCGTGAAGATATAAAGCTCCAGTTTTGTAAAAAGGTGGTTTTGATGCGTTTTGTAATTTTGCCATTTTTTTATTTATTTATTTATTTATGAATTTTTATAAGCCTCAGCTTCCCAAGGTAAGTTTTTAGCTCCTTCTTTCATTTGAGCTCTTGAATATTTTTTACCTTTCCAGTATACATTATCATCGTCGTAATCTAAATCACCACGTTTTATTTGATCAATATGAATCATCTCGTGGTCAATTACTTTCTTACATTGACTCGGGTTTAAATACTTGTTTATAAGTATTGTGCCATTATTGTTAGCCATACCTAAAACACCTTCCTCCATATCAACTTGATATATAGGAGTATTGTCTACTTCATACGGTGGTTTAAGTTTAAATGCCATATTAGTACTTACAGCTTTTCTTTTTAGCAGGAGTGTCTGGTTTTGCTTTTTGAAAACCTGATTGACAATGTTTAGAAATAAAAGATCCCTGCATCTTAGCTGGTGAATCTCCGTAAGCCATTTTAGCTGCAGAGTCAGTATCGTGTCTAGCGTTTTCTAAGTAATGTAATCTAGCGCTTGCGCTTAAGTTCTTATTGTATGCTTCTTTTTGATCGTATTTTTTACCTTTTCCCATGATTGTTTATTTTTACCATTTAACCTTATCAGCCCACCAAGCAGCAGACATTTTACCTTTCTTTATATTTTTAGCATGTCTAGCTTTGAAACTAGCACGTCTAGCTTTTTGCTTAGCTGACTCACCTTCTTTAGGTTTACCAGCAGTGCTAACTCCTTGTTGTCCAAATCTAATTATTTTTTCCTTACCTCCTGAACAAGCTTTAACCACGTGGGATTTAGTAGGGTGACTTGGGGTTTTCTTAGGCTTATTGCAAGCCATTTTAGATTTATCTAACTTTGCCATTTTATTTTTTGTTTAAGTTATACCATTTTTGAATAGTGTAACCAATAGACACTGCTAAAAGAGTTAATTTAAGTACTACATCTATATTAGACATAGACACGGCTAAAGCACTAGCATTTATCATATACAATTTTATATCTCCTAGTGATCCCATTTTATCTTTTAGCTCTTTGAGTGATTGGTCCTTTTAACGAATCACAACCGCAATCAGCCAATTTTAACTTCATACCTCTAGATCCACTACTAGATCCTTTACCGTGTGGTCTACCTACTTGACTTAGCGGCCCGTCCCATATAGTGTTTTCACCAACAACGCCCCCAGCGTTTACGTTAGCTTTTATTGCTTTTTCTGCCATAATTATTTGTTTT